CTTTGCTGCCAGCATCATTGAGACTACTAATTTTAAGTTTTAAACTATCAACTTCTTTGCCGAGCTGCTGGAAGAATGCCAGCATCTGGTCTGCATCGAAATTATTCTGCTGCGGCATATGTACTACTCATACGCAAGTTGGTTTGACTTATTAATCTTCAACGTACTAAATACGCCTCCCATCCCCGCATCGGTCTTCACACCTGCAGGTACATTATTCAAATTAATACTAAGGCTGGCGTTCCATGGACTGTTAGTATTCTTAGCACCGAGCGCGGTATCGATCTTTGATCTGTCTTGCTGTTGTGCTTGCACCGCATCGACTGCAGTCTTACCAGCAAACCGCGTATCCATATCCGTAAGCTTACGTCGCCGTGCGCCGTACTGGTCTGCGAATATTGCCGTGCCATCTTTCTCGTTATACGATCCCGGCACGATCGTCATAACGTGACCGCCAGTTTGACCAGGCGCTAATACCTGACCTTGCGTACCGCCATAACGTCCATGGAAATAAGTACTGACCATACTTCCGAACGGATGATTAGGCGCGTTGATATCGTTAGGATCTAATTGCTCACCCCACTTATGCCACGACGTTGCAATCGCTGCACCTGTGGGAGGCTTATACCCGGCAGACTTCACGTACCCAGAAGCCACCATACCACAAGCTGGTCCGGACATACGGTAGCCGCGTTGACTAAACAATTTCTGCAATCCCGCAACGTCACCCGCGCGGCCTAAAATTTCTGCCTGACGCATCGTATCAGGATCGATCTTCTTGCCGCCTTCGTCGTTCAAACCAGCGGGACCACCGGGACTAGCTGTAGAGCTGCCACCGCCTCCACCGCCTCCACCGCCTCCACCGCCTCCACCGCCTCCACCGATCGCACCAACTCCACCATTAACTTGATCGTCCCACTTTTGAATAATATCGCGCATATCCTGCAACGATTTATTTGAATCCTTTTGTACAACTATAATTGAATTCTGATCAACGCCTGACTTAGCTGAAGCATCACCAACCCCGAGTTGCTTCTTCATCCAATCCCACGGACTGAAACTTTTATTCTGTTCGTCTTCATTTTGCCGACGAATAAATTCTTCAGGACGTAGCCGCCCACCTTGTCCGAAGTCACGCGTCTCTGCTTGTTTATTAAACCAATCAATAATATCCTTGGCTTCCTGAAACGTCTCCTTTAAAGTCGGGATGACACTGTTATCAAACCACGTTTTAAAATTGTCAGCAAACTTATGCGCCTTCTCGTTCAACCCCTCGAGACCTTCACTCCCCGTTAATTTAACGATACCTTCTAAAACAGTATTTGTTACCGAATTCCACACCCCATCAAAAATCGTACCGAGATTAACCATCGTCTTATGATACTTCGCAGCATCGCCATCGAGCTCCTTCCAAGGCATTATCAATCCTTCCATGCCTTGCGCTTGCGCCTCCCACGCAGCTCTCGATATCCCTGTGACCGTTGGCAACCACGCTTTAAATCTTTCGCCACCTTTATTAAATTTCTCCTGAAGATAATTCATCGCCTCCTGCTGCTTACCGGCATTCATTAACTGGCGAACATTTTCCGCCATTGCCGGTTCACTAGCTTGCAGCGCCTTATAAAATGAAGACGTTTCTTGCAAGGCAAGAACGTCCTGTAACTTAGCTCCGATACTCCCGATCCCCTGCGCCGCTTCGTTTGCATCGATACCAGCAGCAGAAAGCTGCACTCGCATTTTCTTCAAACCATCTGTAGAAAAGCCGGTATTAATCGCAAAGTTTCTAGTATGTAATGCGCTAACCGCAAAGTGATCGAGCGCCTTGCCAACACCACCAATCACAAGCGCAAGCTTAGCAACACCTCCAGCCGAGCCAATGAGCCCGGATATGCCTGACTCCATTCCACGCAATGCACCTTGCGTGTGACGTTGAATTGTCTGACCAAACTTTTCAGTATGGTCAGTCATTTTCTTCATCGCATTGCCAGCTTCATTAAGGCTGACAATCTTGGTCTTAAAGTTATCTATCTCCTTTCCCATCTGGCCGAAGAAAGCCAGCATGGCATCGGAATCAAAATCCATGTCAGGCATCGTCGTCCACCGGCCTTAATATTTCTTCCAACTTAGTTGTCCACTTGATATGCTTGGCTACTTCCGAAAACGGCATATCAAGAAACTCGCGCGGATTACGCCCGTAATATTTCGCCAACCGATAACAGTCCAGGATAAAGTTACCCTCTACATCTCTGGAATAAAAAAACGGTGCGCCAGTGCCAAGGCTGCGTACCCCCAATCTTTTGGATGCATGGCCTTGATTGTAGAAGGTGGCACCCCAGCAAGCCGAGACATCATGGCAAACATTGCCCTAGTCTCAAAAGTCATCTTCGGCATTTCGCCCGTCAAGAAATCAATCATGACTGGCGTACCACAGATCTCGATGTCTCCAGCGGTAGGTTCACGAAAGCGTAATTCCTGAACCTCTTCACCGTGCGCAATAACTTTCTTCCGCAGCGGTATTATAAGATCTGTAGTTGTAACTTCTGCCCCATTGACTTTCTTTGGCTCGTCCGTCTTGGGTGCTTGTGGTTCTGTCTCGTCTACCATTTATTGGATCTCATCGCAGCTGATGCCTTCCCACTTGACCCGAACGAGGCCATCGCGGGCATTGATCGCAAGTGCTGAAACGCACCAGCCTTCTCTCAGCACATACGTTGCATTGTTGGCGAGCTCTGCCGTGATCGTGACGTTGACTTGCGCCTCGAAGGCTTCAATCGACAAACCTGGAACCGTTGACACGTCTCCTTCAATCGAAGGCACGCGCGGCAGCTCCGAGTAGCCATGGATATAATCCTGGCCAGCGAGACCCGCGCGCTCGATCACTGACGGAGTAATCGTAAAGTTACCACGCAGTGGATACTGATTGCCATCCACTTTGAGATAGGCAATTCCTGCTATTCGTTGAGCCATGTGATCTTCCTTTCTATGGCCTAGGAAATAAAAACCCAATCAGAAAGCCAACGACTACCAGCAGGATAAGTACAACGACCTGCTGGTAGTCGGTCACTATTAAGCCGCAACGACTGTATCCACCCCGCGATCGTATTGCAATCTGAACTGTGCAAGGACCGCAAACACCCTAAGCTGGTTCACAAGATCTGGTGGATACAAAACGTTAACACGATTTGGATCGTTAGGATCGCGTTCAACGATCAAGTTAGTTTTGAACGCCTGACCATTCTCAACCAGACCATTGAATTCATCAATGCGGTACTGCGCCACTAATTCCGCCTTGATGATTTTCGGAGTGACGATCGATTGTCCAGGACCAAAACGTGTACCATCATCTGCGAGTTTGTGTCTTGGGAATTTACTCGTGATAGCGTGCCGTTGATTACGCAATAGCGCGGCAAGGGTTGCCAACGTCGTTACCAATTCATACGCATCATCCGAGTTGCCGTACAAATTTTTCTGGTACGTCGTGTTCTCCCGCATGATCATCGGCACATCCACTGCCGTACGCTGCGTTGCAAGACCTGCATACGCAAACGCATTAAGCTCCGACATAATGAACCGGGTATGGAATGGCGCTGGCAAACAACTTGCCAACGACAAGGTCTGTAGTGGTCGTGCTGGATCGTTGATCAATGCACGCGCGGCCTTAGCCGTATACGCCGCTGCCCATTCATAACTCGGTGTCGGTGCACTCGGCTCAATTGCCATTATCGACATTTGCGCACTATTGCGGGTCTCACCGAACAGCAGCAGGTTAGTGTACGTATCCCGCTTGCAATTAAACAAATGTCCATAATGCTGACGCATCCATCCCCAGCGACCGGTATCGGAAAATCCAAATTCGGTTTCCCAAGCCAGCATAGAAGTCGAGTCCGTATACGGCATACAAACGTAGTCGATTTCCGTTTCACCAAGTGCACTGATGGCATTCGTAAACACTGGCACGCCGGTACCGCCCGTCAGCGGCGTATACGTAAGTTTCAGCCCAATCGGCAATTGTTCACCACCAATCGTTCCGTAGTAGCTGTCCGACATCTGGACTTCGTTACCAAGCGTGCCTTTAAACTTAGCTGTCACGGTAACAATATTTGTCGCTACCGTAGCAACTACCGGCAAATTTGGATTAGAATTAATCGCAGTTTCAATAGCCGTCGCCACGATCGCAGTCGTATCTGTTGCGCCAACATAGACCGGCACACTTTGACCAGCGATATATAGTGCAAGCGTTCCTGCTTGCGTTGGCGAAGATGACACAGTGATAGTACCAACTGCAGGAGCGCCAGTCGGATCAGCTACCGGCAATCCCCATACTTCGTTCGCCCAATTGTTAGCGAAGAATGCTCTGAACATATTCGCCAGCATCGAGCCTTGACCGAAGAAACTATCTGCATCCGCTTGCGACGGCACCGCGATCGGAACATCTGGCGGCACCGTACCTGTTGACAGCATCGATCCAACCAACAATGACCGTCCAGGTGTTTGTCCTAAGCCAGCCATCGAAGGATCTAACTCGACCCAGTACAAAGGCATCCGCCAATTGGCTGGGATATTACTAAACGAGATAGGCATCATGCCTCTCCTTTGGGTTGACGAACTTTACTCAGCCTTACGGGCGAACTTTGGCTTCTCATGTTTTTCGCTGTGACCTTCTTTCATCGGGTCACCACCACCTTCAGGATAGATATCTCCATCCTTGATACGACGACTCGTAAACGTATCGTCTGGCCATTCTGCCGGACCTTCCGCACGAAACTTGCCAGCGATTGGATGCGCTAGCACGCGTCGCACGTCATCATTTTTTGGAAACACTTGCATCATCTTTCTCCTTTTCTGTAGGCAGCAACCAATCAGCAACAACCTGTTGAACTTGTGTCGTATCGTTATTCTTTGGATCTGGATAATTCGTTGTGAAGTGCACGTGGCTCAACACGTTATCCACAACCGGCGGGAAGTCTATCACACCAAGATCGCACAATAATGTAAACCGG